ATCGCAGGTCGTTGATGTGGCCGGAGGTCTCGTATCCAAACACATTGGCAATAATCATCCGCTTGCCGAATCCCTGCGGAACGTTGGTCACATGCTGGCGACTCAGGGCGCGAAAGATTCCGTCTACCCGCTCAGCCAGGAACTGCGCCCGGCTCGATAGCAAGCTGGACAGCGTTGCGCGAACGCTCTCGTCGGTGAAGTCGGGCAGCGGCGGCAGGTCGCCTTCTTGCGTGTGCTTGTTGTTCTTTCGGCCAAGCGGGTTCTTCATCTGGTCGAACCACTCCTGCCGACGCTTCTGCGGCATGTAGTCGATTACGTCGGTCATGCGCAGTGCGCGATTCCAGAAGTCCGCATTGAGTTGGCCGACTGCACCCTCAACACGAAACAGCGCCTCGACTGTGGTAGGCATGCTGTGACGGCTTTCACCGACATTGCCCTCGACAAAGTAGTGCAGCACTCCGCGGCAGGCATCGCCGGACACCGATGCCGCCATGTTTTCCAGGCGCTTGCGGGCGGCATCGTACTCGCCGACAAGGCTATCAACCAGATCGCTCGACATGGGGGCGAAAAACTCGTTCACATCCTCAACAATCTCTCCGTGCAAAGTCTTCGCTGGAGCATTCATGGCTTCACACTCCAAACGCTGCCGTCTACCAGGTCACCGCGGCGAACAAACTTCGCCCCGCCCGTGAGGTGATGCAGGATCGCGAACTCGGCAGAAGTGCGAGCCAGCGAGTACGTGCGCCCGGTCGGACGGTGGGTGTAGATCGTTTCCATGCGGGTTACTCCTGGCTGAGGATGTCGAGTTGGGCCTTGGCGCATTCGTCCGGGCCGTGCGGCAGGCGGTCTGGTTCGATTACTTCGTACTCACTGTCATCACCGTGATGACCAGCTTCACGTCGAGACTCGTTGTCGAACTTGTCGCGCAACGATTTGCTGATCGTGATTTCGTGGCGCGGCGGAGTCAGGAATTCGATCAGCTCGGCGTCGGTCATGGCGTCCATCTTGAGGATGGCCAGCTGCAGGACTTCGCTGATCTCGGTGATCTGGGATCGCTCGCGGATTCGATCAATCTTCTGATTGATCCCGGTCCTGACCCGGTGGCGCAGTTCCTTTTCATCCAACTGCTCGCGCTTCTTCGCGGCCTTCGCTGACCGCTCCTGCGTACTCTTCGCCATATCCCTATCCCTTATCCTGCAAAGCGCGTGCGGTATTGCACGATGTCGCGGACTGTCGAGGCTCCGCACTTGTAAACCTCGGCCAGGAAGCCGTAGCCCTTGCCGCCGGTTTCGTAGATGGCCCGAATTTCGGCCACCTGTTCGCTGGTCAGCTTCGACCGGTGATGCGATGCGCCGACCCGACAGCCGCTGGGCGCCCTTGCGATCTGGTTCATAATTCGTCGTCCCGGCAGATGGCCTCTGCCCACTTGATCGGCGACGAGCAGCGGATAACCTGGTTGATGACCGGTCGGCAGGCGATCCGGACCTTATCGCGCACTGAGTACGCTGAAGCCTTGATGGCTGCGTCGGTCCCGTGAATCCGGTAGGCGAGCAGCAAGATCAGGATCGCGTCCATCATCGTTAACTGGTGGCTGGTATTGGGCATAGTCATGGGTGATACCGCTGGCAGGTAGGTCGTGTTGTAGTTGGCGCGCCCGCTGGCGCACCTTGGATCGGATCATTCGCACTGCGACGGTCCAGGGAAGGCGATGCGATAGGTGTGAACCAGTCGATCCATCTTGTGCCAGCCGATGCCGATCTGATTCCGAACCTTGAGCTTGCCCAGGCCAATCTGTGCCAGGGCTTTGATCCGATCGACCAGAACCTTGTCCTCGACCGGGTTTGCCGATCTGCTGCCCGGGTTACGCCCCGATCCATTGCGCAGCTGAATTCCTGAAAGCTTGCAGACCTTCGTAATCCGGTCCTGAGAAACACCCATGTGCTGGGCCATTTCCGTCTTGGTCATCGTTTCGCTCAGCGTTCGGATCTGATCGGCCATCTGTCGTAGCTCGATCTCTTCCTGCGTCAGCCGAGGCTCAATGCGCGGGGGTAGCGGTTTGAATTCGAAGGTTTGCAGCACGTCGATCTTGCCGCCAGAGAGCAGGAATGCGTCTTGCGCAGAGGCCAGGGTCGATCGGTCCATCATTCGGAGGTCGTTGTATTGGTTCATTTGGCACCCAAAAGAAAGGGCGCTCATTGGCGCCCAGTTGGTGGAATTGGTGACTGGTTACTTCTTCAAGGCTTTGACCAGGTACGGATCAACGTCGGCCTGGCCGAGCAGCCAGCGCTTATAGTCGGCCGGGATGTCGGCGATTTTCGATCCGGCGTGCTTGCCGAAGCGGATCACGGTCGGGATGCGAGCCTCTTCGGAGATCATCCAGAGGTCTTCGAAGCTGAAAACCGCTGCGCCGTTGCGGGTTGCCAGCTCCTCAAGAATCTTGACCAGAAGCCGGCGGCAGTTGAGTACGTCGTCGAGCGCGGCGTGAGCGTTCTGCAAGAGCCCGCGCGCATGCTCCCGGTAGTGCAGGTAGATCATTGCCGACTGGCTGTGCGAGTCAGCATCCGGCCAGAGTGCACGGCTCAGCGCCTGGGTGCAGATCCGCTTCACGTCCGGCTGACCGATCACACCCCAGTCATAGTCGACGTTGTGGCCGATGATGTAGGTGGTGCCGGCGGGAAGCGCGAAGTCAGTGTGCGGCGGGCAGTCGACCAGTTCTTCGTCGTAGATGTGGCTGGTGGCCAGCGCGCCCAGCTCGATCGGCTTCGACGGCTTGTAGCGCTGCAGGAATTCTTCGACGACTTCCAGGGTCCGGATGTCGGCGAGTTTGAGATAGGCGCCTTCGACCATCTGCGGGTCTTTCAGGCCTGTAGTCTCACTATCAAAGATTATTGCAGTCATGCGTTACCCCTAATTTCATTTTGGTTTGGAGTCCGCCAGGCGATGACCTGGCGGGTTATTGCTTATGCGGCGCTACGATCAATCAAACGGGATGTCGTCGAACTCGTAGTGCGGTTCGTCCTGGTTGTGGCCGTAGCCGTCGTTGCTCGACTGAGCCTGCAGGTGCTTCGGTCGGTTGTCGCGAACCGGCTTTTTCATGAGCTGTTGAACCATCTTGGCCAGCTTCACCGGGGCCATGCACTTCGGATCAAGGATCTCGGACGCGGTCTTTTCCGACTCGGCGCTGAATGGCGCGTAAATGATCGGGCGTTCCATGCCGGTGGTGCTGGTCTTCTCGATTTCCATCTGGAGCAGCAGGCCGATCGGCTTGCCCATCAGTTCCGGGAAGCCCGGCGCGGTCACTTCTTCGCGCTGCTTGGTGTCGCTGTTCCACTTTTCAAACTTGATCGGCTGAGGTGCGCCGACTGCGCGCAGCTTCAAGCAGGCCATGATTGCGTTGACGATCGCGTAACCGCCGTCGTTCCGGGTGCCGTGCTGGTAGGTCAGGTTCACGTAGAAGTTGCCTTCTGCCCCGTCGCGAGTCTTGTAGGTGAAGCCGATCCCGGTTGAGCCGGTCTCCTTCTTTTCCATGTACTCGGCCCGGGTGAAGTCGCCGATGTACTTGCCGGCTTCGTCAATGAAGGCGGACTTGTTGTCGGCGGAACGTGCTGCGTTAGCGTCAAGATTGAACATGTGGAAGGCTCCTATGCGGCCTGGGTGATTTCGGTAGGTTTGATTTCGTAGTAAGCGCAGATCGCAGCGTCAACCGCTGCCAGGTCGTTCTCGACCATGGGATCTTCGAACATGCCCATCGGGGCCTTGGTCGTGTCCGATCCGTTGTTGCGGGTACTGAAGAGGTGCTGGCCGTCCTGGACGACCGATCGGAGAACGATGGTGACCATGCCTTCCAGCGTGATCTTTTCGTCCAGCATCTTGCCGATGGTTTTCATCTTGATCTGGCCGGCGTCCGTTTCCTCTGTGTGGCTGAGGATGTAGACGCGAACGTCGTCGGGCAGATGTAGCATCGCCTCGAAGATGTTCCAGGTATGCCGGCCGATCTCGGTGAACTTGTCGAAGCCCTTTTCCTCGCTCCGGCGCATGAACTCGTTGGCCAGGATGTATTGGAAGTCATCGATCACGATCACCTTCCGCTTCGTCTGCCTGGTAGCGCCGATGACCTTGTTCCAATCGTCCGTGACGTAGGGCTTCCACGTCTTGGAGTCGCGGAACGGAAGGGGCTTTTTGATGACTTGGATCAGCGCCACGTCGGCGGGCTTGAAGTTGCGCATTGACGCGCTCTTGCCGCTGCCGGACTTGCCGAGGATCAGGGTTACAGTTGCCATGTCGGCACCTCAGATTGGCTGGTTGTCCCACTGGCGCTCAATTTTCAGCGCCTCGTCTTCGTATTCTTTGCGCTGCTCGCCCTGGAACTGCTCAGGGTCGAACGCGCCTACCGTCATCCAGTCGAGCTGGGCGGTCAGTCGTGGTGTATTCATGGGCGCCTCAGTAGGTCAGGGCGATGGCCGGGATCTGCCCGCGAATGATTGCGGCGATGACTGCCTTGGCTTCTGTTTCGTCAAGGAAGCGCGCGACCTTTCCATCTGCAGCTACGTTAATCTGCGTCAGAGCCTCCAGAGCCGTCCGGTTGACCTTGCCGCGGTGCGCCGTATCGGCTGCGCGGGCGTCCTGCTGGCGGATGATCTCGGCGGCGGCATCGTCTGCGCGCTTCTTCTCGTCCAGGCGCGCCTGCTCGACTGCCTGCTCTTGCCGGGACGCCGCCTCTTTGCGCTCACGGTCGGCGCGTTGTTCGGCTTCTTCCTGATCAGCCTTGGCTTGCTTCGCCACTCGCTCGGCGTCCTCTGCCTGCTGCTTCAGCGCCTTTTCACGCTGTTCGGCCTGATCCCGCTCGCGCTGGGCTGCCTCGTCGGCGTCCCGCTGCGCCTGCTCGGCCGCTTCCCTTCTGATCCGCTCGTCATGCTCACGCTGGGCGCGCGCTTCGTCGTCAGCGCGGCGCTGGGCCAGTTCTGCCTGATCCGCCTCGAACTGCTGACGGGAGGCAAGCGCACTGCGCAGCGTGGCAAGCGTGGACTCCTTGGCCTTCGCCGCGTCTAACTGGAACTCTGCCCACTTGTCCTCGATGGTGACCGCTTCAACCCTTGCGATGCGCTCCAGCAGGTCGGTGGCGGTGATGTCGACCAGATTTATGGCCAGGTCCGTGATCTGTTCGATATCAGCCTTGATGGCGTCAATCCTTCGATCTTCGGCTGCCTGCCAGTCATCCAGCGGCTTGCGGACTTCCTTCTGCCACAGCTCCAGCTTGTCCCACACCCGCTTACGCTCGGCGTCGATGCGCTTCGGGACTTCCTTCTGCTGAGCCGACAGCTCCTTTCCCACGGCATCCAGCGCCGTTTTCGACTTGGCAACCTTGTGCGCCATCGAGGCATACAGGTCGCGGCCTTTCTTGGTGGCCAGGTCCGGCAGCACCGACAGGAACTTGTCGACCTCGGCGCGGATCTGTTCGAGCCATGGGTCAAGCCCGTTTGCTGCGCTGTAGACTGCCAGCGCGGTTTCCTTTGGCGGCACGGTGGCCAGCTCGGTCATTGCGTTCATGTTCACCCCTTGTACGTCAGAAGTCCCGTGCAAGGGACTGTTAGATGCATTTCCATTCAAGCCAAAGAAGTCGCCGATCTTCTCGACCGCGGCAGAAACACGCTTGGCGCCTGCCTTGTCTTCCTCGGCCTGCCGTCGCCTTCTGTCATCCAGGCGCTGCGAGTGCTCCGGGTTTTCCGCGTCGTAGTCGTGGAACTGGTCAGCCAATACCGCTTTGGGTCGGCCATAATCGTCGTATCGCCGATCCCATTCCCGGGCCTGGGCGCTGTCTGCGTAGCTGGTGCTCATGGCTCAGCCCTCAGCAACTGGTCGCCGATGATGCGCAGGCGGTTGCGGATGCGGGCGCCTTGGGCGTTGATCTCTTTGCGCTCATCGAGCAGTCGAGCCATGGCCCGAAAGCTGCCGTCGTCTTCCTCGGTCCATGTATCGTCGTAGGTCTGCACCTCACTGACGGCGTGGTGCCAGCCATTCCACACGATGCAGCATTCGTTTTCGTGCGTCTCGCCGCTCATGTACCGGTTGCGAAATGGCTTCAGGTCGATGAATGTTTCGGCGGCGGCATGCTGTTCGCGGATGGCCTTAGCGTTCTTTCGCCATGCCTCCCGATGCCGGGAATATGCCTTGGCCAGTTCGCGCAACTTGTCATCAGTCGTCTGCGTCATGGCCGCGCTCTCACGGCAATCCTGTTGCCTTTCTGCGTGGCTGAGAGCTTGACGGTCAGGTCGCACACCTTGAAGTCCGGCGACTTGCCGATCACCTGGTAGAACGGGATGCCGTGGGCAATGATGGCCACACCGCGCTCGATCTCTTCGAGCTGTTCGTCGATCAGCGATTTAACGATTGGCGTGGTAGTCATGCGTGCATCCTCTCGGTGGCGCTGCAAAGGCGGGAGACACGAGCGCTTCGGGCCGCCGTGAGACTGCTGTTCATCTGGCTCGACTCTTCGTGACCAATGTCGCCGCGCCAAAGTGCGTAGGAGATAAAGCCCTGCAGGTAATTCAGATCAGACTCACTGCCAACCAGGTCGCCGGCGGGCATGGCGTGGATCTTTTTCAATCGTTCATCGAAAACCGCTCTCGCTGTGGAGTTGAACATTTAAGTATCCCTCGGTGACGTGGAAGAGACCGCTAATTTCGTGCTTTAAAGGCGGCTGTGATGGCGGAAGGTGCGAGCCTGTCCGCTGCCTGGCATACGCTGACGCGCCTGGCGTGCAACTCGCTCACTCGGGTAGGTGGCAGATCCGCCCATCTTCCCGGTGACGAACAGCCCGCGAAGGCTGATCACGTCCATTTCAAAATCCTCACCCTGTAGGCTCATCCCTGTTTCGTTATTCATGTGCTTGCACCCCTGCTTGCGTTGGTAGTAATTGGTTTCCCGCTGCCGACTCATCGAATCGGCACTGGTGAAAGGTGCCGTCTTTCCGGCTGTCACGCTGCCTGTAGCTTTACGACGAACTGTCGCAGCGATCCCCGTCGTTACTATTCACTGCCGGCAAACCTTGCGCGCCGATCTCTCGGTCACGGACGCATGCCGTGTTTCGTACTGTTCCCAGGAACTCGTCCTGGGTCTGTCTTCAAGTTGTGTAAAGAGCGGTTCGTGTCCGGTCTCTTGCAAGGGACCGTCTCGATGGATTGAAAGGTAACTCACGGTTGCGACCCTGTAAAGTCCTTTCCATGAAATAATTTTTAAGTTGCAGGCCCCCTCAAAGGGACTAGACT